CTTTTTTATTTGATATGTTTTTGCACGGAAATACGGTCCCGTCATTGAGGATCACGCCACAAATCTCCTCATAAGGATTTAAAAAAGCCAGCCCTTTAATGATTTCTTTTTGCTTGGTGAGAGTTTCGTCAATCATAATAGTTTTTTAAAGGCCAATCTTCCCCTTTATATCTTCTGATATTACCCTACAAGGGTCTACGATAAAAATTTGATCTTTTGACATAATGTAAACAATATTAAAATAACCAGTAAGTTCAGAATAGTAATGATCGAATTCAGATGGTTTATCTAAACAATTTTCAGTATGAGAGTGGTAGATTCCAATTACTTTGCCGAGATTTTCTGCTAAAATAAAGTCGTTTGCGGAAATTTCAAAATCTGTTTCTGGGGTTTGATGAACGTTGGCACAGGGGAAATAAAGAAGGCTATCGCCTTCATTTCTCATTATAAAAAGTCCACATGATTCAACTTTGGGTGCTTTTAAACAAATTTGCTTGATTTTTTCAATCATTCCGTTACCTTATACCTATAGTATTTTACACAAATATGCCAAAAAAACTAACAAAAGACGAATTCGTAAAAAGAGCAGAAAAAATTCATGGTAACAAATATGATTATAGCGAGTCTGTTTACGTTAATAGCGCTACAAAAATTCAAATTTTTTGCAAAACATGTCAAAAATCATTTGAGCAAACCCCAAATAATCACCTGTCTAATCACGGATGTATGTCTTGTGGATACGATTCTGTGAAAGAGAAGAACTCATTAAATATAGATGAGTTTACAAGAAGAGCTAAGGAAGTGCATGGTAATAAATTTGAATATCATGAGGTAAAATATTCGACAAACAGCACGAAAGTTAGAATATTTTGCAATAATTGTCAAAAATTTTTTTATCAACCACCCAATTCTCACCTTGCTGGCAATAACGGATGCAAAAACTGTTCAAAAACAAAAAAATTAACAAAAGAAGAATTTATAAAAAGAAGCAGGGAAATACATGGTAACGAATTTGATTATTCAAAGGTCGAAATTATTAATTGCACAACAAAGGTTAAGATAATATGCAAAAATCAACACGAAACAGAAGTGCTGCCATCAGACCATTTTTCAAAAAAGAAACATGGATGCAAGGTTTGCTATAATGATTCAAAAAAGATGACATTAAATGAATTTATTAAAATTTCAAAATCAATACATGGAGATATTTATAATTATAGTTGTGCAAATTACATTAGCTCTAAAGTTAAATTATGTATAATATGCCCAAATCACGGAGAGTATTGGCAAACTCCCAGAACCCACATTATGTCAAAAATTGGCTGCCCAATGTGCTCAAAAGTAAAAGCGGCAGATAAAACAAGGTGGACTACCGATTTTTTTATAAAAAAAGCCAAAAAAATTCATGGCGATAAGTATAACTACTCATTAACTGAATATTTCGGATCAAAAAATAAAGTAAAAATAATTTGCCCCAAACACGACGAGGTAATGATTCGACCAGACACACATTTAAATGGATTTGGCTGTATAAAATGCACATCCTCGATGCCAGAAAGAACAACAGAAACGTTTTTAACAAAAGCTAAAATAAAATATATATCTCAAAAAACCTTCAAGACATGTTTCAATCCAAAAACTAAACGTAGACTAAGATTCGATTTTTATTTATTAGATTATAATCTTTTATTAGAAACTGATGGTCCGCAACACTTTTTTAAAAAAAATAATTTTTCAAAAAGAAACGATTTTTCAGAACTAATCTACAGAGACAGGGTTAAAAACCAATGGTGTAAAGACAACAATATAAAATTATTAAGGATTCCATTTACAAAATTTGATAAAATAGAAGAGATTTTAAAAAAAGAATTATCTTTGCCCTAACTTTTCAGTTCCAGCAAACCCGCCAAATGGAAGTTCTGAATTTCCAAAATGCAATTGGCATGCTTTAATGTCTTTTGTACACTGATCCGCCTCCCAAAAGAAATTATTTGGTGGCGGCGTATTTCTGGGAACGGCTTTTTTCGCAACAAAATAATAATTAATTCCATTTTTATTCACGTAAACAAATTGCGCCTGTAAATATTCATTATCGGAATCATATTCGCCTTTATCATATTCTAGAATCTCTATGTCGTTTAGATTAAAATAGTTAATACCATACACGTCTTCAAACTTTGTTCCAGCCTCGTTTGTTACTGGCGGCGCGTAGCCATTTCTCCCAAGATATTTTTCAATAACGCCGTCATGAAGTTCTGAAAGCCTGTTTGGGCCAGAAACCTTTTGCGGAGATTGCTCGTAACAACACCCTGCCCCGCGATAATTAAAGGAACATCTATTCGCAAATATAAGCCTGGATGGCAATTTTTGGTTTTTCAAATCAAAAATGGAATTCAATTCATACTTCAGGACAAGTTTACTTTCCTCTACTTTTCTATCTACATAATAGATTTGTGGGGTGAATTCATTATTTGGTGACTCTTCATAATCATCAGGCCTTTTCCTTCCCGCAAAATTAATTTCATCAATAAACTTTAAAAAAGTTCTTTTTATTGTAACTTTGGCCCCGACAAGGTCTCTCAAGCTGGCAATTTGGCATTTTAACAAAGATAAGGCGGCGCTCCCCTCCTCGATTGTGCTTAATGTTAAAGTTGGTGTTGGGAGAGTTCCAGAGCCAGTTATCTCCAACCCTTCTATCATTATAGGAAGGGCGTAATATGTATTACCTTGAAAAACAATATTGCTGTTAATTAGATTGATATTATTGTGAAATCTAAAAATTTTAATTTGTTCTTCTTGTAAATTATTGCCAGTCAAGGATGCTAGTTTGCCATCTTCGAAAAGAATATCAGTAAGATCAATTTCTATAAATGTTAATATTGGAGATGGCTGTAGTTTTGCGGACTCAGCCTGAACCTGCTTGACGGATGTTTGCGCTTGTGTTCTTGTTAAAGTCATTTTATTCTAATATTAATTCATAGGGTTCCGGTTTAACTTGATTAAATGTGGCCGTAATGTCAAAGTGTTCTCTTTTTAATGATGTTACTTCCCATTCTTCGCAGGTATACATTTTTTTGGCCTTGAAAGGTTTTGGCGGCTCAAAAATAAACGCTTCAACCCCGCTCCTCTCATGAAGAAAGTGAATGATTGCATTTGTTTCGAGTAAATCTCTCGTCATAAACTTAAATTGGTAACTGTTTAGATTGGTGTTGATTCCGTCTTGAGACCGATGCTCGATACCGAGACCAAATCTTGCAATTTTTAATCTTGGCGACTGAATTAAAGTTGAGCCATAAGACGCCTCCCAAATAAAATGCTTTTTGGTTACATTGTTTAAGGCTGTTTCTCCTTTTGACCATTTAGTAGTATCGTATGATGATGATGTTATGTCGCCACCTTCTCGACTGTGGTCTTTAAGGGCATAATAATAAATGAATGAATTTTTAGGATATTCTACAATTTCATTCTTCTTAAATGAACTTTTAGACCCCCAGTATTCTATGTCGTAAATTGATGGTTGACTCATAAAATTGTTATCCTGTTATATTAATTGTTATATTGTTCAAACAATCCTCGGACAGTTCACCCTCTATTCTTTGATAAAGAGAGCCTTCTTGATTACAAGACCCTAAACAAACAGAATCAAATCTTACCTCATAGTTTTTAGCACAACAACAATCATCTATTGTTATAATTGTTGAATCAGATTTGTCAGCCGATAACTCTTTCGAGAAGGTGTATATTCCTCCGCAGCTTGTATTGTTGTCAGTTTTAAGTTCTATTGTTCCATCAATTTGTCTTCCGCAAGGAAATCCATTTCCATCATCTCCGCAATTTAATAAAGTATTTGCTAAAACATAATCAATTTGGAATTGAACTGGCGTTGGAAATTCTCCACCATCACATAAAAACGGTTGAGACTTGCTTGGGGTTGGGCTCGGCGTCGGGGTTTGACTAGATGTTGGCGTAACGCTGGGAGTATTGCTCGGGGTTGGAGTGTTGCTTGGGGTTGGGGTCACGCTGGAGCCTGGGCTACTCGTAGGGGTGGGTGTCTGAGTCGGTGTATTAGACGGCGTATTACTAGGAGTATTTGATGGGGTATTGCTTGGAGTTGGTGTATTCGACGCTGAATTTGACGGCGACACAGAATTTGATGGTGTCGGAGTGCAAATCCCCCTCCCACAATACAAATCACTTAAACATTCAAAGCAATACTCTTCATCTTCTCCAATATTATCATAAATATCATTCAATCCGGTATTTAAAATATTTGCCACCCCCGATGTATTAATATTACCAGCATTGTAATGTGCGTAATTCGGCATAGCTGGTTTTGCCAGTAAATTTGAATCTAATTTTTTTAAAAACGTTCTATAATTAACCGAGGCAATGATATTCCCTTCTGTCGTCGCTGAGTAACTTTCTGCGGTCAATCTCATTCCAGAAAAAGCGTAACTAATTAATGTGTCATGGGTTTGATATTGTTTTAGATTAAGTGTTAAATTTTCAATTTTCTCCTTATAGGGGGTTTGGCGCATTCTTGAAAAGTCATAATTATCAATTTCGACATCTACTGAAAAATCGACCTGAACCGGGTAGTTTATTTCGACATATTTAGGTTTTCTACTTCCCAAGGTATAAAAACTATTTCTATCTATATTGATGTTAAGTTCATAATTTTGCACCCGATTTGTTGTAAAATCATCAAGAGAGATTTCAATGGCGCCTGGGTCCACGACTTTATAATTCCCAGTATTATTAATATTACCAGCATTTGCCGTCAAATCAGCCAAAACCTGCGAGTCGCCACTTCCAATTTTTCCCAAATCCCCCAACACAGAGAAGGTGGCATTGATTTCTGGAACCGTATCTATTGATGCTCTTGATTGATAAGATGTTAAATATCCAGAAGTAAAAGAATAATTGCCAGAAGCGTCATTGTCATAAAGGATGTATCCGTTAATTCCTTGCACTCCAGTATGTTGGATAAATTGATCAGAATTAACAACCAAGGTCGATATATTAACAGTTCCAACTTGGGGACCGACGGGATGCTCAACAATTTCTTGCTGTTGCATTCCCAAAAATTTAATATTAGTTTGATTAGACGCCCAAGAAGTAGAAACAGATTGAACTCCACTTAGTATTTCTTGACCAAGATATACTCTAGCATTCCTTTTGTCTCTTCTATGCAATGTATTATTAATTTCTGACATTCCCTTTTCCTTTTACCGTATTATTTAACCTTAAAGCCTATATTATTATTTACAGTTCTATTATAGGTCCAGCAGTGTAAAAATTAATAACAACACAAAAGGTATAAGGTAAAATGGCAATTCCAAACTGGGAAAATGATAAAAATTATAAGAAGTATGATATAATTGAAGAACCGGATGGTTCAAATATCTTTTATTATGCTACTTTTGACCACAATTCTTCATTGTCTGGATCTAGTGGTTCTAGCGGATCTAGCGGTTCAAGTGGAACGGCTGGAACGTTTTATACAGATAAAGTAAAATTTGCTGGAATTTTGGAAGTCAATGGTGAAAAAATCCCTCATTTCTTTTGGAAATCAGATTATAACACTCGATATTCCGTCAAAACCGAAGTAAAGAAAACAAAATATGGTGATGGCTACGAACAGAGAAGCAAGGCGAACTTCGATAATATTCTTTTAAACTTGGATTTAACCTTTTCAAATAGAAGCTATAAGGAAGCTGTAGCGATTTTGCATTTTTTGAATAGACGAAAAGGATATGAACCTTTTATTTTTACTCCTGAGTATATTTATACAACCTACAATTATTCTTCTCCTTTGAGATGGATTTGCAAAGAATGGACTCACTCTCATCAGTTTGATGAAAATAATGTAATTAAAGCAACCTTCAACCAAGTTCCAATTAATGGAAAGTTTGAAATAATAAGGTAAGGTAAGATATTATGATATATTGGGATAATGTAGATGTTATTATTGGAGGAAGCACAGGCATAATGGCCGACGGCGCATCATTGTCTTCTAAAAATTCTTTGACCCCAGTTTATTCAATAGGAAACATTGGAACTCATAATATTGTCCCGAATGGCCCAATCATTAATGAATTCTCATTTTCTTACTCACCTTTAGTAAATGGAGACCCAAACTTTGACATAGCGAATGGAATTAAAGAACTGACTAACCATTTGTATACCGGAGTAACTATAGAGGTGAATGGAATAACCGGCTTTGACTGTAGATTAAAATCACTCTCTTATCAAATTAGACCAAATGATATTGTTAGAGCGAATGCGACTTATGAAAGTTTTGTTAACACATCAGGAGATGCCTTTGCAAACCATTCTTACAGTGGGGATTATAAAAATAAGAATGACATAGCGCACGGCTGGACAACATATTTTAACACTCAATCAGATTATTTTGAAGCGCCGATTTATGATCTTTCTTATAGTTTTGAAACGAATTTCTCTCCAAGATATACATTAGGACAAAAAGAAGCGGCACAAGTTTCTTTTCTATCTGCGACGGAGAGGGTTGACATAGATCAAGATACATATTCCCCAATTCAATTTTCTGGAGAAGATGTTTTTACATCACTATTGGCCAATAATACTTCTGGATTAGATTTTATGACATTGAATATTGTCGGCTATTCAGAATATGATACTGGAGTTAAGCCATTTACTGGAGATTATACCAATATGACCATCAATTTGTCAGGAATGAAAGTCGCACAATCCAATGTAG